CAACAAAATATGACTGCCGTTGGATCTATAATCTTTCAAAGTCAATCCAAGGTCTCGACTGATTTGATTCCAACGATCGGGATCCACACGATCGTCGCAGTAGATTCCGGTGGTAGGAAAAATCCCATTGAAACTGTATCTTAGATAATTTCCTGGATTGGTTTTGTCTTTGTAAAGAAACAAGTTGCTGTCAGCAGACACAGTATAACGTGTGTTTTGTATGACACTGTGTCTCAGTTGCAAGTGTCCTTTGGTTGCAATGCCGTGAGTCCAACCTTGAATTACTCCAACGTCTGCAGGCACAAGCTTTTGCTCACCAACATCAATCACTGTGTCGCCACAACTCTTGGCACCGGCACTGAAGTTATTGAGAATTGCTGGCTTTTCAAGATTCTTGTTATTTGGCGGCACTGATTGATGATATACTGCTATCTTCATTGGTAATATTATGTTTGGCCAACAATTGTTCGCTGGTCAAATAGTCTTTGGCACCGGCTTTGTAGTGCATGATATAAGGGGCCATGACACTGCGAGGTATTGGGGTTTTGTGTCTGCGCTCGGGATTCAGTTCCATCATCTTGGTGCCCAGACGTTCAAACTCATTGACTACAGCACCGTAAACTTCACCATCGTAGAATCTACGCAATGTTTGTCCAATGTCTTTGACATAGTATTCTTTGTAACATTGAGCAAATGAATCAAATTGTGGGTGACGTCGATTGACAACAAAGAATCCTGTTTCGCAGCTAAAGCTCAATCGATTGGGATCTGTTTCGCTGGGCCAATTGTGCAAAACTCCATAGTGTGTGCTCAACACATCATCGGGAGTGATCATGTCCAACAAGTGAGTGTTAATCGAATAAGTGGTTATTACGTCAGCATCTAACCAAATCAATCTGTCAACATCGATTGTATCCAGTCCAGCCATTACGCTAAAAGCTTTTTTGGCAAAAGTTTGTGTTCTATTGCCTGTGTTGCGCACACAAAAATCAACAAACTCAGGGCCTAGAGATTCCCACGGCAAATACGTTACCCATTTTCTTTTGGGAGGATCGACTATTCCTTCGTCAAAAACATAGAGATGTATGTTGCCTGGCCAGTGGGCGCCAAAGCTTTCAATACAGGCACGACCTACTTTTTGATAGTAAGCATCGTCCATGGATGTGATAACAGCGTAGGTTTTCATTGTTCTAACAGTATTTTCATAGCCGAGCCGTTTTGCAATTCTGTGTTGTGAAATTGATTGTATGCCAAACTACTGGCCCAAGCATATAATTTATCTTGTTCTGGATAGTATGGTGTTTCTATTTGGCTCAGGTTTTGAGAGGCCACCGGTTCTGCGGCATTTGGGGCCAACGTAAACACAGGAACGCCCATCAACACACTTTCTACCGCAGCATTAGAGTTAAATGTAACCAAAGCATGTGCATCTTTCAACGCCTGTGCCAGTGTATCAGTTTGTATTCTATCTATACGTTGTTTGGCTCGGCGGCGAACTATGATTGGTCTGTCTGTGAATTTTTCTAGTTGTTTGACAGTGGTGTCGATCCAGTTGTCTAGTTCAACATCGTAGAACTTGCAAGGTTTTTCATCTGGTGCGGCTACTATGATGCAGCGACCTTTTTGCCATGGACTGAATTTAATACCAAATTTTTCCCATCGATCACCAGGGCAGGTCAAAATTTTTGTTTGCACTAGGTTGTCTTTGGTAATCCTATGCCAAGTTTTCCAGCGTTTGTTGCCAAAGTAGCCAGTGTCCATGTAATAAAATGTCCTACCATCTTTCCAGCATCTCTTCATTAACTTGTGTTTGAGTATCCCTCTCAGCACTATGGGATCGTTGCTGGCATCGTAATCAAAGTCATCAACTGACTCGGTGCCACAACCTTGAGCAAACATGTTGATGTATTGGTCTCGACCGTCTTTGCTTAAAAAAATCATGTGCGCTGCAAACAGTAATCTGCTAACATGTGTTCGCGATGCCATTCATCGCCTTGTGGTGTTGTGGCGAACTCATGGAAGCATGGTGTTCCCAAGGTGTAGTGCAACAACTTGGCATCTGGATTGGGTCCATATTCATCAGGCAACCAATTCCACTCTTTGGGTAGTTCTCCAATGCGCTCGTCTTCGATCCAGGTAAACCGATGCAGTTCTGCGCCAGTGGCTTCTTGAATAAATTTAGGAGTAAGTTTTCTATTGGGAAAACTATTGCAATTCCAAAGAATTACACTACTCCAATTTTTTCTAGGATAGTTTTCATTCTTTGCTCCAAGATACTTTTGTTCCATCTTGGTTTTGTAATTGTGCTTGACCACTTGAACATCTTTGGCAACATCACGCATGTTCCACAGCTCCACAATGTCGCTGCGAACAATCATATCGCCATCAATAAAGATTGCATGCCCTGTGTAGCCCATAAGATGAGGCACAAGAAATCTACTGTAGATAAATTGGTTGCTGCCGTCGGTGTGTGTTTCTGTATAGTCTTCAAACAGATTCAGTGCCAATGGAATAATAGCAACTGGCTTGGAAGCATGTCGTATGATAGAATTGGCACAGGTGTGGTATGCCACTGCTTCTCTAGGATCATAACCAACAAAAATTGGGATCGGGGTCATTTTCTTTCAATGTCCTCTTCAATACAATTTTCCCCGTATTGTATTTCAATGAGTTTCAATGGGTGGTCAGTTTCGTTGCACAGTTGATGCCATTCATTGACACTGATCCAACAACTTTCGTGCACTTTCATTGAGCATTTGACTTCTTGATCTGTGCTGCGATCGTCCAGTGTATAGACTGTGGCCTGTCCTTCGGCCACAAACCAAAACTCTGCACGTTGGTCATGACGTTGCATGCTAAGGCATGTCTTGGGGTTGACTGTGAGTTCTTTGAGCTTGGTATTGGGTCCAACTTCGTGCAACACACGATAATAGCCCCAGGCACGTTGTGTCCGTGGCTTTTTCCAGTCTTCAAGAATCCAACTAGAGCTGTTCTTTTTATCTTCGCCGCCGACACCAAACACAAACTCAACATCATCAAAAACCATTTCAGGAATGTTGTCTCGGGTTCGATCGCCGCCATTAGCAAAGATCAAGTGTGCATCAGGATACCTGGCTTTTACAACTTTGATTGCATCGCAGCTAGATCCATCATCGTCGTTGTAGACCACTACTTCGTCTACTATGCTGAGATTGCCAACTATAGCCATGCGCTCTTGCAACGGCATAAAAGGCCTGCCTTTTTTACGAACAAGCCATTCGTCGCTGTTAAGACCAACTACCAGTCGATCACCAAGTGTTCGTGCAGCCTTAAAATAGGCTATGTGTCCAGAATGTAAAGGGTCAAACCCGCCAGTAACAATAACTACTTTCATGCGGATATTTACACCTGGATATCCTCCATGCCAGCAGTTCTGAGGCGAACAATATGTCCCATTTGCCACTGTTTGGTTTCCAGCCCTTTCATGACTCCCAGCCACTTGTTTCGCAGCAACGCAACTTCATTGATAATGGTTTCAAAGTCGATTACTTCATCTTCGCCATCAGCATACTTTTCTGCGTCTCTGCTGGTCAGTGCTCGTGCATAGGCTTCCAAATACTTTTGGAAATGTTTCCTACGAATCTTGCGTAGTTGAATATTTAGATAGTTAAGCACGGCTTCGATTTCTTGCAATTGATTAAAGCGATGCTCTGTGTATCCTGGCAATTCTTTGATGTTGCGTTCTACTAGGCCACCAATACGGCATTCTTTTTTTGCCTCATCGAGTTCTTTCTCGTAGTGCGCAATAAAATCAGGGATGTTGCCTAAGTTCGCTACTATTTTACTATACCACATTTTCGAATTCCTTTGCTAACCAGGGAAATGTTTGTTGCCAACTCAGGCCCCGGCGTCGATCTATTTCGCTTAAAAAATAAAATAAATTTTCAATCTGTTTGTTGTTGCGCTGTGCTGTATTATATTGAGATTGTATTCCTTGCATCAATCCCCGAGCATGCTTTTGTTGCCAGGTCAGGTCAGGCATGACAGCTAGTATTTTATCAAATTCGTCATCAAAGTAACCTGCGCCCATAATAGAAGGATTTAGGTGCGGTTGATTAACACAAGTCATAAAGTAATGTCCTATCTCTCTATCTTTGCGATGCCTGTTTATATGCTGCAAAAGATCAGGGATTGTCTTTAGGCCGAGAACTGTAATAGTCTGATTGATGTTTAGCGTGATCCACTTTTGCGCAGCAAGATATTCAAAGTTTTGACTCCATTGCTCTAGGTCAAGACCATAACGAATATATTCTTGTTCTGGGCCCCAGCAATCAATGCTACACGTCAAGTCAAAACGTTTGATTTTTCGGCGCTTCAGCAAGTGCTTTATCTTGTCAATGAATTCTTCTAATCTAGGTTTACTGATCTTCAAGTTACTGACTACATTAAATTCCAGGTCTGGGCTGGGATGAGATTCCAAAAATTCCAAACAGGTTTCAAATTGTGGCTGATAAAATGGTTCGCCGCCTAACACATGAAATCGTCTTAGTGTTAAATGATTTTGGTCCATCCATTTCCAAAATTCTGCAGACAACTGATCAAAGTCTTCTCGCTTTACTGAAAGATTTTTGATTTCCAAAGACTTGTGGCTATAAGCGCCGTGTTTGATATTTTCTTGATATATTTTACTACTAAACTTATCTTCGCAATAGATACAACTCATGTTGCACACATTGTCTAGATAGACTTCGACAATTCTTGGCGTCACAGACACTGCTGTATGATCATTGTCTAATTCTGGCGGAACCAAATTGGGTATCTCAATTTGAAATTGTCGATCACTTTGTCCGCCCGCTTTTTCTATGTTCTGGCAATACTCGCAACCACCACTGGGCCATTGGCCATCTAGCATGAGTTTTCTATCTTGAATTTTTTTATCAGTGTTGTGAAACTGATCAAAGTTGTCTGTCTCAAGTTTGCTGGTTCTAACTCTGTGACATGAATTGGTTTCGCCGGTGTATAGATGTATAGTGCTCCACGTCCATTTGAGTTGGCATGCTGTTTGAGTTTTGATAGGAAAATATTTGTTCATGTTTGAACCCAAGCTCGAAAGGACTCGGGAAACACTGAAAGATCCAGCTGACGCCTTGACGCAAATTCTTTAAGATAACACTTTAAATTATATACTTGCTGAGGAGTCGGGTCAATGTCCAATGATTGTTTGGCAAATTCTGGTAACCAATCACATGTCCGAAGTTTGCGTTTTGACTCTGGGTCCAGCACCGACACTGATAAGAAGTCAGGATCGGAACACGGCAAGTAAACTACATTTGTGTCCTGAGTGTATTTTTTAAATTCAGACAACCCAAAAATTGTCAGATTGCTGACTGTGGCCATAAACTCATAATTGACATTGGCAGATTTTAAAATTTCAATGTTATTCTGAAATTTTTTCCAACTGTTTCCATACCTAACAAACTCATAGCTGCTGCCAATGTTCTCCGCACTGACTATCACAGTTATATTGCGTGGAAGTTGTGATACCACTTTTTCAAATCTAGATTCTGATACCCCCAGACCAGACCAAACTTTGACCGTTATGTTGCTCGGTATATTCTCCAAGAGAGCAATAAGATCAAGATACAAAAACGGTTCTCCACCAGTTATCATAACTTCTCTCAAAACTGGAGATTTATAAAGTTGTTGAATTTCATCAACTAATAATGCTCGGTGTTTGGATTTAGTAAGGTCCTTTTGACCAAGTTTAGACAAAACTTTGTCAGTGTTGTTAATTGTAAATCTATCATCATGCGACTGAACCGGATAAGTTTTTGATATTATATCTCTAGTCCAAGCTGTGCTATAAAATTTGCAACAATAAACGCAGGTCAAATTACAATCGGAGCCTGTGATTATGTTCAATACTTCGGGCTCTGCTTGTATAGAATTATGTGTTGGCGCTGTGCCCAGCATGATTGTCCGTCTGCTAGGAAGATTTTTTGATTCTGGTTTCCAACAATTGTTTTCGCAAGAGAACGCAGGTTGATTATCTAACATCAACTTGCGTTCATTCTGAAAATTAGGATTGTTAAAAAGCTGCCCTGGATTGCTGCGAATCCAATCAATATCTGCTCGCAGAGGAGTAGCCGAACAGCAACTTGAGATATGAAGTTTTTCTAAGTCTACTGTTAGCCACCAAAATTTCTGATTGCAATAATATTGACCGGCAGTCAATTTTTAATTTTCCCAATCCTCACTATCTTCGTAATCGGGCTCTTCTTCCTCTTCATACTCTTCCTCGTCATTGTTAAGATATTGAGAGAGAGCGTTCTTGATATCTTTGTCGCCAGCAAAAGCAGTTTTGATATCGTCAGCATCAAAGTCGTTGTCAACTAAAATACTAACAATAGACTCTGCTGCATCTGCTCGATCAACTGTGTTGATATAACGTTTGAGTTCGTCCCAAATTACACTTGCCAACTGTTCATCCATTATTCGGCCTCCTCTTCAGAGATACTTACCGTTTCTTTCTGATTTTTAAAATCGGCCATGACTTTGTCAAGACAACCTTCTTCGTTGCTTTCCCAGGCTTTGCGGAATTGCTTGATAATTTCGCCATCGCTGGTAACAAACATCAACCGGTTACCGTCTTTCTTGAGCATACCCTTCTTTTCAGCAAGGTCCACAAGACCTGAATAAGGATTCATACCTGTTTCATAGGGAATCTTGACCTGCACACCCTCAAAAGGTTTAGCATAGCGTGTTTTCATAACTTTACATGCTGATCGAATGCCCATAACATCAGTTACTTTGTTGCCATCTTCGTCCTCTTTGAGTTTGAGTTTGCGCATAGCAACAACAATTGAGCTGGCATAGATAAATCCTTGCCCTCCGCTAATCTTATCGTCAGGATCAAACATGTCTTGACTGGCATAAGTGTGGTTGGTGCAAACCAGGCCCACATTATAACTACCAAACATATTAACACAGTTGCGGACAAGTGCGGTAAGAGCTTTAGGTTTACGCCCAAGGTCGCCTTTGAGGTCACCACCTTCGAACTGGTTTATATCAGTAGGTGTCAACAGCATGCCGAGTGAGTCGATAACAAAAAGAACTTTAGGCCGTTCTCCGTCGGGCAGGGATTTGTAATCGCTCATGAATGTAGCGATGGTTTTGGCTACGTCATCGATCATAGCCATGCTAAGTTTCAGCAACTTGCTTTCGTCTGTGCTTACGCCAAGGGCGTGTAGCCAAGCTTCGTCCAGTGCGTTTTCTGAGTCAATCAGCACAACATAGATGCCTTGCTCTTGTGCGTTCTTGATAATGTTACCACTACAGATGTAACTCTTACCTGCGCCGGATTCTCCAGCAAACACAGTAACCTTACCCAGCGGAACACCTTTGTTGAAGTCTCCGGAGATAAGATAGTTCAACGCATAGTTGCCTGTTGAAATCCAGTCAGTGGGATCGTTGAAGCCGATACTAAGGCCGTCGATGCTCTTAGTGATTTCCTTGCGGAACTTTGAAATGTCAAATGGTTTTCCCATAGCCAATACTTTCTAAAAAATTTATTACAACGCCTGCAATCTTTGCATGTCCGTCTTGAACTGGGTGTCCTGATTCTAGCTTACAATCTTGTATCAATGTTTTATACGAGTCAACAGAAATAAATTTTGTCCAATCAATGCTAGATTCTAGCAGTTTAACTGTTCGAAACTTATCCTCGATAATCTTGTCGTCGAGGTTATTGAACACATCTACATTGTATCTTAGAATGTTCTTAAAGTCATCCAATTCGATATCTCTGCGCAAATTGTTTGTAAACGTATCGAGAAAAAAGCAAGGCACCTTACGAGTTATAGACAAAGACTGCAATGACACAATCTGTTGCAACATATCAACGTAGTTTTTATAACCGTTGAAAAACAACTTGAATGCTTCTTTTGAGTTTTTGCTACTAACAACATGTTGGTAAATTCCGCCGGGCTTTGGTCCGAATGTTGCTCCGGTTTCAAAACGTGTCCAGGACGTTAAAAATACTATCGCTAGATCTGGGCTTTGCAAAATACCATTAAATGCTTTTCTGTAGATCCTATAATTACTAGACCCTGCACGAGATTTATCTATCAAATCAAAACCAAAGTGTTCAGAAACAAGGTTAGGCCAACCAAACTTGCGGTGACCTAACCTTGTTTCTAGAGGCCAGCAACTAGTCCAACTATCACCGCTGACTAGTAACTGGGTCATCGATCACTTGTTCTGACGAGCACGAATCATTGCCAAAATGTCTTGAGTGTTACTAGACGCTTTGGCTGACTGCACAGGTGCACTGGCTGCAGGTGCATCATCTACATCAAATGGAGGATCTTCGTCCACTGGTGCA